AACTTTTCTCTTATCTTTAGTGATTGAGATTTTAGTTGTACCTGCTCCTTTTTGATTACCAAATAAAAATACAATACTTGAGTTTAACCAAATTGCTTCACCACCTTTTGCTTTAATCTTCGGTTGTCCGAAAGGATTGTCAGGTAATTCTACCCAAGGTTGATTAACAATGATTAATGTGTTCGTATGAGGTTTATCAGTTCTTCTTGAGCCTGAAATACGTTGGTTAAGTCCCATACCAATCTTATCTGCTAAAACTGATGCGTTGTGTTGTTTACCACCTTTACCATCATAAGTCATTTTACATGGAACCGAACCTACAGAATCCCATAGGATTAATAAATCGTGAGGTAAATCCCCTTTCTCTTGTGCGTCTAATAATTCATTGATGTAATCTGTAATTTGTTCAATGTATTCAAAGTCACTATTGAAAAGATAATCTCCGTCTTTATCGAATCCCATTAATTCAGCATGGTCCCAACTCCATTTTTGTTCTGTGATAATAAACACAGGAACGATACCTTTCTTTTGAGCATCTACCGCTGACTTCACAAGTGCCGTGGTTTTTCCTGTATCACTATGTCCTAACAACATATTGATGTGACCCATTGCAGGACCTGGAATTCCACAAGCATCTAAGAAGGCATCTCCCAAATCGAAAAAACGGTCTGGTTTATACTCGGCCTCTTTCGAGAACTTCTTCTTAATAGAAGAAAAATCTGTTTTTTTAATACCTGCCATGTTTTTGTTTTTAAAAATGGGGTGGATATTTCACCACCCCGTGAATTAATTAGAACGGTAAATCTGAATCCGTATCATCTTCTTCTTGTGGGTCAACCACAGGAGTAGATACTTTTGGTGATGCCAATAGTTCTTCACCTTGAGCGTTTGAAACCCATTTTTTGGTTTCTGAATCCCAACGAGGAGCTTCACCTCTTGCAACCATTTCAAGATATTCTTCAGGTTTTTTAGAATATACATCAGACCATGTTAATTCATCATCTAACCAAACTTTAGCAACCGCCTCATCAGTATTAAGAGGTGACGCGTCTTCAGGAATAATTGAATTAATCGTTGTGTATTCTTTACCTGTACCTGATTTAGTTAAGGTTAAGAATAAAGTTAAATCACGTCCGTTTTCAGGATTAGTAACATCACCTTTCTTTTGGAAAATTGGGAAGATTTTGTCCAAGATACCATCTTGTTTTGCATTGTGTTTAAATCTCCAAAATTTTGGACCGTCTTGTTCGTGGTCACGGTCAATAACCTTTACAATGTAGAATTTACGTGAACGGTATTGACGAGCTAATTCACGGTCAGCGTCGACACCTGTCATCTCTAAACCTTCTTTAACTTCGTTCAATGGTGAACGTTTTCCTTCTTGTTTTGGGTCATATAATTTCACCCACTTCCCGTCTACTTGAATCTCGTGGAAGTAAACCTCTTTGAATGGAGAGGAACCATCTGGCGTAGGAAGAATACGAATTCGTCTCTCCTCACCTTTAGAACCTTTAGGAAGTACAGTTGTGAAGTATTTCTTCATTCTGTCTTCTTGGTTAAATTTGTTAGCGTTGCCACTTGTGGCGTTTTTGCTTTTCTCGTACTGTGCCAGTACCGCGTCGAATGTTGACATAATAGTTAAATTTAAGTTATAAAATCAGTTATAGAAAAAAGATACATAAAAAAACCCGAATTTGGAAATCCGGGTTAAATTATTTTTAAAATATTTTTTGTTCTTAACAAGGAACCGAAGGATTCGCTGTTTGAGTTGAAACAAGACCTGTAGTTACCAACACATCGTCCTTATAATACCCTATAACAGGTATATCAGTTTTCAATGAAATCAACCATGATACGTATGAAGGTCCTGCAGCATCAAATGAGTATGTAAAGTTACGAACTGTTGTGTTTCCACAGTTATAACCATTTGTTACCACAACAACAACTTTATTGTTATATGCAGCGTTTGGACCTGTATTACCTGTTGCCGCCGCTATATCGGTAGCACTGATGCTATAGTTATACGATTGATAGAGTGAGGTTGCTGTAGGTGTTGGTGTAGGTGCCGCAGGTGTTGCCGTTGGGTTAGCAGTTGGTGCTGGTGACGCCGTTGGGTTAGGGGTCGCACTTGGGTTAGGTGTTGATGTAGGATTAGGTGTCGGGTAATTCGTTTCGGTTGGGTTAGGTGTAGGGTTAGGCGTCTGAGTTGGTGTTGTAGTTGGGTACGCTGTCGGTGCAGGTGTTGCAGTCGGCATCGGTGGAGCCCATGATATGATATAATCATCAAAAGTACCCATTAAAGATGTTCTTGATTGAACTTGGTATCCATATGTACGTCTTAATACGTTAGCCATATTATCATCCATATATTGATTTGGTACCACAATACGATAAAGTCCTTGTGCAGTTGCACCTGTAACTAAATCGTTAATGTATGAAAGTGTGGTTCTTGTTTGTGTTGAACCTGTTGTTGCGAATGAACCTGAAATCATTTTTCTTAATTATTTTATTCTAAAGTTAATAAGTAACTTAATTTATTTAATTCACCTAACATTTCATCACGTATATTTAATAAATCGGTATCAGAAGAGTCCAATTCCATTTGAACAAAGGCACTTCTTACTGTGGTTATTAATCCTTTCATATCAATATCGGAAAGATTATTTAATTGAATATTTTTAGTTTCTTCGTCTAAAACGAATCTACCGTATTTTCCCATTGCTGCTTCTACAAACATATCGATTAAACCACCTAATACATCGTAAAATCCACCAAACGCATTATGTCTAGCATAACCTTTAGTTTGCCAATGGTTGATTTTCATTTGTAATTGTAAACCTAATAAGAAGTTTACATTAGTAGCTATATTCATCTTGTTCTAATTCTGGATTAAATGATGATCTTATTGTATCGTTTGAATAGTCTTGAACGTCTTGTTTTGTTAAAACATACTCATTTTTACCACTTTGTCTCATTTCTCCTTGTTTCGCTGCGAAGAATTGTTGTGGGTTTTGGTTAAATGGATAAGAATCTAAAGAACGCATCTCAAGTCTTTCTTGTGCTGTCGGTTCTTTGATACCTTCAATTTTAGAACCTAATTCTTCGATTTTTGCAATCACCGAATCCATAGTAGATAGTTTCATTTCTAATTCACCTAATTTACTAAAAACTGAATCCATTTGACCTACCACATTACTTTGGTCGTTTTTATTGTCTTCGATGTCTTTTTTAATACTTTTAGTCATATTAACTAAATCAGTAATATCAATTTCTTCCGTACCACCCATGTCTCCACCTAAGTCATCTGTTGGTGGTGCTGGTGGCATTGATGTGTCGTCCGCCGGAGGTGCTGACATATCATCCATTGGAGGTAATGCTGAATCATCAGCAGGAGGCATTGCATCATCCGTTGGAGGTGCTGGTGGAGCATCCTGTTCCATAATCATTTTAGTGGCATATTTGTTAATAGCCTTGTGACGATTAAGTTCTTCTAATAATTTTTGTTCTAACATAGCTTTAGTCTTGTAATAATTGTCTACCGTCTTCGGTAATGTATTTTTTATTTATTCTTTCAACAATCCCATCTTTTGATCTGATTACGTAACACTCACCGGTTACCATATCACATTCTTCTCTTTCCATTCCGTCGTTAGAAACAGTTTTAACTTGTTTCGGACTTAAGAATTGATTGATACTATTATTTATTTTATTTTTCTCCATAATAATAATGTTATAAGTATAAATATCCCGTAATTAGTATTATTTCTTTTTAATTCTGAAATAAAGAACTCCTCCCGGATAAACACCTAATTCGTCCATTAATTTCTTTGATAAACCAATACCATAACCAGTTACATTTGGTCCAATATTAATAGGTCCTTGGAATGTTGATTGGTCATATTTAACCGCATCGTTCTCTAACACTTGATTAACATTATGACCTAATGTTATTGGTGTATCGGGTTTTTCGGGATTTAAGAATACCGTTTCAACTTGATTCGAAAGTAGATACTTTGCGTTGGTTGACGCGGGTATGAACTTTGTTGAATAGTATTTTTGTCCATTTCCTTTAATACCTGACCATTTAATTTGTTTCAATGTTCCGTGTAGATTAACAACAGACATTGTTGTGTCGTCAGGTATCGGATACTTTTCAGTTCCCATTTCAACCGCAACCGCTCTATACCAATCTTTATCTCTAAACTTAACTTTTTGTATGAATTTTTCATTTTCCGCCCCGTTATAAGGAATTCCAAATTCATCAACACCAGCCTCTTTAATTGTTTCTTCCCCACTTATTTGTTTCTCACCTTTATCGATTACGAAACTTCCTTGTGGTGTTATTACAATTTCACTAGTCTTGGTGGTTGTATTTAATTCATTAATTTTAGCAACCGCTCTATTCATTATCTTATCGAATAATGTTCTATAACTCGATATAAATGAATCTTTAGGGTCAGGTAACGAAATGGACGGTAATCTCGTACCCTTGAATACTGTCTCGATACCCGTTCCTCTAATTTGATGACTAACCTCAGTAATCCAATATGAACCTCTGAACATTGGTACATTCTTTAAATAGAAAAACATAGTTGGTTGAATCATCACATTTCCCATACATGTCACCTCACAACTATATGATGCTTGTCTATAGTAATCAAATAATCCAATATCAACGTTATACGTACCAGCACCCGATTCAGATCTAGCTAAGTTTTCTAAAACCACAAAAGATTCTGATGTGTTTTTTAGTGTTGCTTGGTCTAATTGAATACTTTTAAAGATTCCTTGGTTTTGGTCACCAACACTTACTTCAAAAGCAACAACTTTATTCGACTTCGCTAAATTCTCAGCATTAAACACGTCAGGGGTGGTGATGATTAATGAGTTGTTATTAACATTACCAATGTTAAAACTATCGTCTTGGAATTTATATTTCTCTCCCATGTCAGACGGTCTCTTTGAAACAGGACCATCCACATATTGTACTACAATTTTAGGTGCCGATTCTTGATAATCGACTTCTAAGAAAGTTCCGAATAGATTCTTTGCAACAGTTTTAGATGGTGTGATTTTGGTCTTATTAGAAAAATTACTTCCATAAAAATTAACGTATGCCGGTAATGCTCTCATGTCAAAACCCGTACCCGCAATTAATGAACCTAATGCACCATAAAGATTTAATTTACCGTTTTTCTCATCTGTTAAATCTATAAGTTTATCTAAATTTAAAAATACCCTATCACCAATATCTCTATTTGCTTTATCTAAAAATAAAAACTCTTCTAATAACGTTCTTTGACCTATCGAATTACCAGCAACCCATTTATCATTAAATGATTTGAAGTGATTATATATTTCAAGTTTTAATGTTTCATTATTATAACCATTGTCTATTTTTATTCCACTGGTTCTCTGTTTGGTTCTTAGACCACTAAATAACGGTATTAGTATTTGTAAGAAATCAGTTTGTCTTTTTTTAGAACCATAATCACCATCAAATATTGATGTTCTTAGATGAGTTTTAAAATTATTTGAGGTAGGTGTAAATCCAGTAGGATTCTCGGTATATCCACTATTTACCCAACCGGCATATAATTGAATTATTGGTCTAAATAATTTTATATTATCAGGGCTAAATTCAACATCATTCACAATGAAAAATTGTTCATAAAACGAAAGTCCCGTAATTGGGCTGGATAATACTTTCTCCACATCGGTGAATTTGTTTGGTCCTAAGTAAAGTTTTAAATAATCTCTATTAATATCACCATCGTTACCCGTTGATTGATTTACATAATAACGATCATAGCTAAATGTATTTCCTGTACTAATACCACAAAATCCGTCAAAAACATGTGGATTGATTTCTTTAGGGTTACCAAGTGTTACTTTTATTAAAGAATCGTTTACCAACAAATCTTTAGTGGTTTGTTTTAATTTCTCAACTTGTCTTTCTTTAATTTCCTTTACAAGTTCAGTAATTGGTAACGAGTCGTCACCCGCTTTTTTATCTACGGTTAATATACTTTGTAGTAAATCTTGGAACTTATAATGATTTACCTTATTAAATGTTTTATAAGGTAATTCTTCTTCTAATCTTTCGCTGGCAAAGTTTAAGAATATATTTTCAAACTCATCCAATATATCTGAGTTGAATGTTGCAATTAAATCTAAAACTTTTTTATAATCACCATTTTCATATGTGTTACCTGTTGTTGTGAAATATTCTTCGTGAGATGGTAAAGTAATTCCACTGTAAGAATTGTTAATCGTGTCATCCGACCAAATTACTCTAAAATTCAATTGTTCTTCAGTTGCAAAATTATTTCCCGAAATGTCCGCAGAACCCGCAGATGTACCTAAAACAGTTGCGGTTTCAGTATTAAAAGTTTCAACCTTTTTACCACTATATAAATTTGCACCATCACACGGTAATAATGTGTATGTTTTATCAGAACCATTTCCCCCAAATTGTGAATTATCAACAAATTGAGTAATAAAATTGGTTTTATTAAAAACATTTCTTTTGGTTATTCTGATAACTTTTTCCTCAATGCTGTGTTCAAATTCTGCGGCACCTCCACTAACAACATAATGGTTAGTCCCTTTTACGATTTGATGATATATTGCATCGTAATATGGATGAACCCCTACACTGTCATTATAATTTATTGTAACCGGTGTCGACGATTCATCAACATAAGTAAAAGATGTAATCGTATTGTTTGGTGCAGTTGGACTTGGTGTTGGACTATTTGTTGGGTT